GTAATCCTGCATATGCTCTCTTGGGAACAGCTGGAGCTAATACAATTACGCTTTCTGTTGCTCAGATGCCTGCTCACACGCACGTAGCAACTGTTACAATAGTTGATCCAGGACACACTCACACTATATTAGGTATCACTGGAGGAGACAACAATGATAATAATAACACTGTAAGATTTGCTGGAGGAGATAAAGTTCAAGGCGAATCAAGCTTTTATTTTAATAACACTGAAGCTTGTCAAAGTGCTCCTACAGGATTAAACAATACTAATGTTAGTGTTAGCAATGCTTCTACAGGAGGTGGTTTAGCTCACAATAACTATCAGCCAGCACTTGGTTGCTATTACATAATGTACATTCCTTAATATTTCAAAAGCCTTATATATGAGTTGCGATCCTTGCAATCAATCCCCCATTTGTTCAGATGATGTTAAATATAGTGGACCAAACCTAGTTTGCACAACTATAGGAACATGTGATTCTATGTCTACAGCTTTTGAAAAGCTGAATAGTAAAATATGTACATTACAGTCTACATTGGTGATTTTACAGAATCAATTAAATTCTTACACAACCACAACAACAACAAGTTCTACATCAACCACTAGTACATCAACAACCACTTCTACCAGTACATCAACTACTAGTACATCCACTACATCAACCACTTCTACATCAACCACTGTAACTACTCCTAGTGTTTTCTTCTCTCTTCAAGATGCGCCAGGCGTAACAAGTGGTAAAAATTTCTCAATGCATTATAGAATAAATGGTGGAGCATGGAATGAATTTAATGTAAATTTTTGTATTATAGCTCCCCCTTATCCTGGATACACTGACTATATAACATGGTCAGCATCTAAAATAGGAGGTCTTTCTCCAGCATGGACTATAGGAGCATTTATTGAAATAGCTGTTACAGATTGTGTATTATCCACTGGAACAAATAGAAGATTTGGAGCAGGATTCAACTCTGGACAATTTACAACATATTGTGGAAAAGCCACTCCTTATGGATTTACATGGAATGGTGGACAGAACATATATATAAACGTTGCTATTACATCTGGTAATACAGTGGCTTGTTAACTTATTATAAACCAACATTTTATGAGTTGTGATTCTTGTACCATTCCTTCAGATGCTATAATATATAGTGGGCCAAATCTATTATGTATTGATGTAGATAGAAGAGAATCCACCACTGTTGCTATTCAGAAAGCAGAACAGACATTATGTGAATTACAAACAGCAGTGAACATATTACAACAGCAGGTTAATGCTTTAGTTCCCACCACCACCACAACTACATCCATATATTCTACAACCACAACAACAACTACAACAGCTTAATATATGCCTACAGCAAGACCTTTTGCAAGAAACACAGGAGCTGCCATTGCTGGTACAGAACAGGTGGGTAATCTAGCTGTAGGAACACCAACAGCTGGATTTGCAGCAACAGGACTTCCTTGGTGGAATGGTCCTGATGAAGAATTAGGATATGTTATTGCTACACAAGTGGCTGCTAACAACCAGCCTACGCCTGTTGGTTACACAATTGGTCAATCTGCTTTAGGTGGTACTATTGCTTACATATTACAACCAGGTGACCCAGGATATGATGCTAATTTACAAAAAGGACTTATTATTTCTAATGATAGAAATGAAGCACTAGGTGCTGGTTGGAGTGGAGCAAATGATTTTGCAAATAATTATGTTTCTCAAGGATACAGCGACTGGAGATTACCTACTCTTGATGAAATGCAAAAGTTTACTCCAAATAGGGTTTTATTAAATCTTAATAATGGACATAGTCAATCATATTGGGGTAGTGATTATTTAGGTTGGGCAGATGCTTATGTTACTTATAGGTTTTCAGATGGTGCATCGGGATATTTTAATCCTGCAATATCATTTTTTTATTTTGCAGTGAGAAGTTTTACAGAATCACTAGTAACAGCCTCTGTAGGATTCTGGAGATCTACAGCATTAACAGATGCGTCATTTATTGATTTAGCAGAATATGTTTCAAGAATTTCAGGAACCACACAAACATTTGCCAGTGCCTCAGCAGCAAAGACATGGTTAACTACTAATGGTTTTTGGACATCGTACATTCTTCTCTATACAATTGGTCAATCTGCTTTAGGAGGTATAGTAGCTTATATTTTACAACCTGGCGATTCAGGATATGACCCTAACGTTCAACACGGGCTAATTAGACAAACATCTACAACAGGTCTTTCTGGAAATAATTTTTTCCAGGCACAAGCTTCAGTTGATGCATATCAGGGTACTAATGGGTATAACGATTGGGTAATGGGTACATCAACCGATTTATCAAGAATATGTAGTTATAGCGGCTTATCTGGAAGTCCATCAGGAAATTATTGGTCTTCTACACCAGGACCAGTTTTTCCTAGTGACAGTAAAGTAATTGTTAATGCTGGTTGTTTCCCGTCCTGGTCATTTACTGATACTAATCTTCTTGCATACACATACGCTGTAAGATATTTTTAATATTTAAAAATCCCTGTTTATTGGTTTTCAGGGCTTCTCCTGGGGGTTTCTACCCCTGGGAGTTTTTATTTACTAACTTATATAGTTATTAACAATAACATGTTTAGTTAAATTAATTTGGAAGTTACTAATATATTTTCGTACCTTTACTCCAATTTTTAACCTAAAATCCCTTACATGCAGGAAAATCGTTCACTTTTAGTTCAATTGAAAAACCTTTTGAGCTGGAAACAAAGCAAGAAGTTTTATGCAGAAAAACTAGGAATCACAGAAGAAGAAGTTAATGAATTACTAAGAGAATTAAAAACATCTCCCCTTGGAGAAGAAGCTGAAACAGCGGTTTACATAACAGAGCTAGAAGACAGGATAGTTAAGTTTGAAGAAGACCTATCTAAAGGAACAGCAGAAATGCTATTCAACAGCAAAGAAGAAATTAAAACATTAGAGGATTTAGTCACTAAATGCAAGATTGATACAGAGAAATGGGAAATCACTAAATACGTACAGAACTATTGGGGAAACTCTAGCACTCCCCATTATCAAGTGAAAGCTTGGCTTTCTGTAAAAAAGAAAGAGAAAGTTTACCAAGAAGAGTTTATTAAGTTTTTGGATGGATATAAACCAAAAGCTTCTGTTATTTCCAATCAAGTTAAAAATTTTAATGATAGCAATAACGCTTGTCTTATTATAAACAAACAAGATGCTCATTATAACAAGCTTGATATTAAGGAAGATAGGATAGAAGATAGATTTGAAGCTATTCTATCAAAAACACAAGTTATTGTAAATCAATCACTTCTGTCTAATCATTTAGAAAAAGTGATATACATTGTAGGTTCTGATGAATTCAATAGTGAGTTTACAAATGCTACAACAAAGGGTACACCACAGCAAAACATTCTTTCCTATCATGATTCTTTTGAGAAGATTTGTTCTCATGAAATAGACATGATTTCTCTATTAGCAGAAAGTGCTGAGTTTGTAGAAGTGGTGTATGTTCCTGGAAATCATGATGAGTATGTGGGATGGCATTTAATCAAATGGTTAGAAACATATTTTAGAAACACTGAAAATGTAAGATTTGATTGTTCTCCTGAGTATAGAAAATACGTTAGTTATGGTACATCAGCTATGATGTTTAATCATGGAGATGCCATTAAACCAGCGAAACTAGCAGCTATATTTCCTATTGAATATAGACAAGAATGGTCATTCCATGATAATTTTTACATATTCACAGGAGACAAACATCATGAAGTGAGTCATGATTATAACGGTATCAAGTTCTATCAAGTGTCTGCTTTCTCTACAGCAAAAAGTGCATGGGATGAGAAGAATGGTTACACTTGCTCTAAAGGAGAAGTGACAGGCTTTTTGCTACACTATTATGATGGAATGACAAACATATTCAAACAGTATATATAATGTCAACTTATAGGAAATTAATATCAGATGTAAGAGCAATGCATAAACTGTTATCAACAGATAGTATGATAACAGATAGAGCTATTATGTCTGAGGTTAAGAACAATGCGTTTCTCTTAATTAAAAGAGAAACCAACCTCAGAAAGCTCTGGGCTACAGATACAGTGTTTACTACTATTCCCTGTATGGAACTTATTGATGTTCCTATTTCTGAATGTTGTGATTATGTAGATCCTTGTTCTGTAGCAAGAACAAAATTCAAGCTCCCAAGGATTACAGAGGGTAATTATCAATATCTCATACAGGGTGTTTATTCTATTAACATAATGGGTGGTCAAGGAAAAAAGCTCAAAGAAATCACCATTAATAGATATGTCAATCTGTTAAAACTTCCTATAATCAAGAATGAAGAATACTATTGGATAACCAATGGTTATCTATATGTAAACAATCCTCTTCTTAAAGGAATAAGACTTGTTGCTTTATTTGAAGAAGATGTGCCAAATGAAATTATGTATTCACCCTGCGCATGTGGTGCTGATTATACAGAAGAACAACTATGTATAAACCCTTTAGACAAACCATCTCCTGTTCCTGGCTATCTAGAAAAGCAAGTGTTAGAGCTTACATCTCAGAAACTACTATCTACATATTTCCAAATAAAGACAGATATTACCAATGATGGGGTGGATGGGCAAGCATCAAATGCTCCAAACCTTAGATAATAATGAGAGTGAAGATAGAGTGGCGCAGTGCCAGTAAAGAAAACTACAACAGCTTCTGTAAAAAGCACCCATCTATCAAAATTTCATTTGATGAGTGGAAAAACATCATCTATTTGTTTAATGAAGGATTTAAGCAATACGTTCTTGAAACTGGAGAAAGAGCAAAGCTTCCTTTTGGATTTGGAGAGTTTGCCATCACTAAAAAGAAGAGAAGAAAGATGAAAGGGGTGGATGGAAAGGAATTTGTCAATCTACCTATAGACTGGAAGAAAACTAAAGAAAAAGGCAAGCGCATCTACAATTTTAACTTTCACACAGAAGGTTATTTTTTTGGATGGTTGTGGTTTAAAAATACAGCCAGGTTTAGACATTTTGGACTTTGGTATTTTAAACCTTGTAGAAACACATCTAGACTACTTTCTCATTACATAAATACAGATGAGAAATATCAACATTTATATATACAGTGGAAAAAGTAAATAAACATGAGTAATTATTACAAATATAATTTTGTCAGCCCTGAGCCTGTCTATGCCATTGTAAAAGAAGAACTAAAAAGCTACTTTGATACAGGTGCTGTAGATGATTTATT